CATCAAACTGAACGCTGCCGCCTACCTTAAGCTCACCAGAGCCAGAAAGCGCGCTACCTGAAACTGCACCAGCAGCGGCAACAACACCTGTAACAGTGGCGCTATCCAAGAATGCATCCTTGAATCGCTTGGAGCTTGAACCGAGATCAACGTCACTATCGGTTACGGGTACGATCCCGCCGTCTACTAGTGCAAATTGATCTGCGCCGGCTGCTCTAAACATAATTTGGTTATCTGTTGCGAAGTCAATATCGTTATCAGCATCACGACCAACAACAAGAGCGGTGTTCAAAACTGATTGAATGTTAGTTTGAGCAGATGCCAAAGTAACAGCACCGTTGTTTGCTAGGGCAGCATCGCCAGAAACAGCTACTGAAGTAGCAGTTGTTCCGTTACCAACAAGAATCTGACCATCAGTCTTAATGTCAGTAATAGCAGCAGCACCAGAACCATCACCGAGCAAGATTGAACCTTGAGCGAGTTGATCAAGAACATTTAGCTCAGCAGCAGTAACAGTAAGATCTGCTAATTTTTGCAAGTCAGCAGCTTCAAGGTCATCATTGTCAAGGTAGTTAATCTCGGCAGCAGTTGCAGTGAGAGCAGCAAGCTTAACAAAGTCAGCAGCTTCAAGGTCATCATTGTCAAGGTAGTTGATCTCGGTAGCAGTAGCGCTAATGTTAGTACCGCCAATGTCTAAAGTGGTTGCTTGCA